GAACGACGGTTCTTCGCTATCAGTGCATCCCGTTCAGCTCCGAGAGCAGCGTCAGTGCATAGCGTGATGTCACGAAACCCGTAGGTCCGCTTCCGGTTCTTCTTAGACATGGGTGTGCCCCGTTTCCGCCCCGAAGATGATAGGTCCCTGCCGGGGCCACGGGGCACGAAGCCCCGGCAGGGGGTCTGAGTCAGGAGCCGACGACAATCGTTCCACGCACCACAGTACCGGTGATGAACGTCCCCTGGTTGATGCGATCGACCTGGTTGATCTCCTCAGGCATCTCATCCTGGGAACCCAACCGGACCGGCCAGTAACGGTAGGTGAACGTCGCATAGGAACCATCGACGTCGGCATCGTACTCTTCGGGAACTTGGAGGAGTTGCACGAACGCCCCCGCAGTTCCTTCGACGAGTTCGAGCTTCGCCTCGTTCTCGGTCGGAACAGCATCGTTGAACACGTAGCGGATGCTCAACGTGGGATTCTTCCGACCAGGAAGCTGCCGAGACTGACTCGACCCCTGCCTGTTGTCGGGTACCGCATCCTGCGGGATGGTTCCGTTGAACCCGTCTGCTCCGTGCACCAGGTACAGTGACACGTCGAGGCCGAGCGCCAGCTCGCCTGTGGTCACAGCCGTAGGATCGGCAGCACCACCATCGAGCCACACGATGCGTCGAGTGCCGTCAGACGACACCGACGCGGGATTGGTCATCGGCATGATGAATCCTTTCGGTCAGTGCCCCGCTATTTTGATTCCGGCAACGCCGGCAACTCCCGTATGGGAGTAGATCAGAGGAAACGGACTCTACGATCCGTTGTTGGTGAAGAACGACCGCAGAACCCATTCGGTGTCTGCGTAGAACAGCGGCGGCTTCACACTGTTCTCTGTACGTATCTCAGGACGTTGACGTGGCGGATAGTGGAGACGGTTGCAGTTCCGCCCCGGGATAGTCGGCGTCCATTGGGAAAGCTGCCCGTTCACTGCGTCGAGCATGTCCAACACAGTGTTCGACGAGGTTCCGACAACGCGAACCGTGTAGTCGAAAACTGCATCGTCGTTGAGTATCTGCGTCCGCCCGTGACGAGCGCTCCCCGTTTCAGCGGGTGACCCTCCGGAAAGGATCACATAGTTCTCCCGCACATATTCGCCGTTCGTGTTCACTCGAGCTGTGTCGAACACTTTTCCGGGGAAGCGTTCCTCCAAACGGGCGAGCATCGCATCATAATGGTCGGCGATCATAGGTTGGCTTTCCGTTCAGCGTCGCGCAGCGCGATCGACAGGCCCTTCTCGAAATCTGCTTCGTTCCGTTCCAAAGATGCCTCGCCTACACCTTCATGGGAGTCCAAACCGCCCGATTTGTCGCCTTCGAATTCGACGAGGTTGCCGAGCGCGCCCTGGTTCTTCTCCTTGTCCGGTCCAATCTCTGAAACGATCACCGACCCGGTTTGCGACGCGTCAGTGAAAATGTCGAAACCGATCGCATACGGGAGAGCCGGAGCGCCTCTGATCCCCAAAGTCCCACTACGCCACGAGTCTTTCACCCGCAGCGACGTGACTTTCACGGCTGAATGGATAAACGGTCCAGCAGTTGCTGGAACAGTTCCAAGATCCGCTGCAAGCTTGTGCAGCTCGGAAGCGTCGACGTTGAAATCCTCAACCATCAGGAACCTTCCACGATCACTAGACCCTCATCGGAAACGGGGTATCTGTTGGAAGTGGTCTGGCCGGCTGCGGGTCGGCCTTTGATTCGTACTACCCTGCCGACTAGCGACGCGTCTTCCGGACACGCGTCGCACACTGCCACCATGTCAACGTCGATGCCGGGAGTTCCGGATGGCAGATGCAGTTCCGCCGACTGCTGTGCGATCGGCTGACCACCGGGGGACGGTTCCGAGGCTCCCGTTCCGGCTTTGAACCGAGCGATACCCGTGTAGACCGCTTCAATGGTTTGGATCGTGTCGAACGTCGTAGGGTCTTCTGCTTCGACGAGTGTTCCGATGCGCCACGTTTGCGTCATACGCGCGTTGGCTTCCGAACGGAGGAACGGAAGCATCCGGCTGATGTCGTTTTGCAGTGTCATGGAATCTCGTAGATCGGATAGCCGGCAATGTCAACGCCGCAGGAACACCAAGATGCTCCGAAGTAGCTCGAGCACCATGACAGATGCGGCGAACCCGTGCCGGCCATGTCGAGCGAGAACGCCCCTTCAGGTTCCGTCAGTCCGAGGATCGTCCACCATTCGTCGATGATCGTTACTCGGCCTTTGCCGGATTTGTATGTCTTCGACGTTGACGCATCATCGACGGAAATTGTCACTTGCGTAGCATCTTCGGGACGTTTCACATGAGCCACAACAGCTTCCCTCACCACATAGTCGAGTTTCGCTTCATCCGGTTCCGGTACGTCGAGCTGTTCGACACGATTCTGGATCAGCATGTACGCATCCTGAATCCACATCTGCCACTGCTGCTCCTGTATGGAACTAGGTTCGGGGGCGGCCACACCAAGCGCAACCGCAATGTTCGCGGGACTCACAGACATGACCGCCCCTTTCCTAGTTGTGTCGGTTTACGAACCGGAGATAACTGCCGCGAACGCGTCGAGGTCGTAGATTCCCCACCCGTAGACAACTTCCGCACGGAACGCCACCTGGTTGTTCCGCTTCAAGTCGCCCTGACCATCCGGGTCACCGTAGAGGATCACCTCGAGGCCGATGGACTTCTGCACACCCCAACGGATGCCGCCAAAGTCTCCGACGAAACCGAGGATGCCGGTGGGTGAGGCTGCGACACCGACCGCGCCGACCGTGTTCGACACGGATGCGCGGTGTCCGTCGAGTTCCGACACGGCCGTCCCGAGGGTGAAGTTCGGGTACAGCTTCTGCTCCGAGTTCGTGCCGCGAAGCGTGGAGAACTCCGCTGCGAAAGCCGGATCGAGTGCCACATCCCGGGGAAGATACTCGTTGCCGAGGACCAGGACATCCGCAGCGTCGAGCGTCGTGTAGGCGGGCGTTGCGAGAACCGTGGTCAGTGTCGTGTCCGACAGGGATTCGGTGATCGACGCTGCAGCCGCACCCGAAGCCGGGTTGATTCCGTGGAACACTCCGAAGTCGAGGGCTCGGGACAACGCCGGCTGGATGAGGTCGAGGATCTGCGAGACAACGCCAAGCTGGTGGTCCTCGTCAGCCCACATGACCTCTTCCGTCCACCGTACGGTCTTGTGGAACTTGTGGGGTGCGACTGCCTTCACGGTCGGTGTGACCGTCGAAGCGCCCTTGTTCGCACCCTCTTCGACAAGCTCGGCTTCGCCGACGTCGAACGTCATCGACTGGCCTGCCCCGAACTTCATCGGGATCGCGTCGGAGAGGACGGCGATGGTGCTGCCGCCCTTCACCTTCCCCAGCCAGGGGTCGATGATCTGCGTGGGGATGACGAGATCCCCGGTGTCGAGTACTGCCATGATGTTCCCTCCTCAGGGATCAGTTGGCTCGGGCGAAGAGACTGCGCGTGAACTCTCGCATTTCCTCATCACCCTTGCCTGCATTTGTGGTGCCGCCCTCTTTCGGGGCGACGTTCCCTTGCTTCTTCTGCTCCGCCACCCGCTCTGCTAGCCGTTTGGCTTGTGCAGTGAGTGTGGCTTCATCGGAACCGGTGAGGAACAGGTCGCGGTCCTCGGCGCTGATGCCGTGCTTTGTCGCGACATCCGATCGCAGGGCTCGGGCCTCGGCCTCGGCGTGCTTGGCTTCGAGTTCGGTGAGCTTTTGCTCGACCGTCTTCGCGCCCTCCGCCTTGGCCTTGAGTTCGCCGTAGTCCTTGAACTTCTCCCGCTCTCGCGCGAGCCGTTCCGCCACGACCCTGTCGAGGTCGGCCTGCGTGAACGTCTGCTCTTGGCTCTTCGGCTTTCCGCCGTCGTCCGCACCGTCGCCGCCGGCCCCGCTGCCGTCGCCGCCGAGCTCCGCGAAGCGGATACCCATGAGTTCGAGCCTGTTGGGCTGGACGGGGCCGAATGCCCTCGTGCAGTTGTTTGTCATTTCCGGTTCTCCGTTTCCGTGCCGTCGCACATGCCCGTCCTTGCGCGTGGACGTGACGCTCTCCCCGAATGGGGAAGTCTCAGGCCGCCTGGGATGCGAGGAAGTCGCGATACCAGGAAGGATTCTGCTCGTAGGCGTTCACCCACCAGCGAATGTCAGCCTTCTCAGCTTCCGTACGTCGCCGTTTGGAGGCAACATATTGGAGAGCTGACGCTTCCGGGCCAGTCTCGCCTTCGAAAACTGGTGCGGCCGTGCATTTGCAGCTCGAATGCGCTGCGAAACGTGCTGTGGCCTGACGGTAGATTGCACCCTTGTCTGCGAGCATCTGACAGAACCCACATGCTCCTGCCGATGTGATACGCCTCCATCCAACGGAAGCTGGATCACGTTTCCGGTTAGTCAGAATCGTGTCACGGTACGGACGCATCGTCTCCGGTGTGACAATCTCCGTCAGCCGAGCCAACGAAGAATCCCAATCGTCGGTGAAAAGCGGCTCAGACGCCCAAGCTATGCCACGGCGGATTTGCACAGTCCGATCCACGACAACCGTTTCCGCCGCGTAGGGGATTGCAACGCCGACCGTTTCACGCTGATCCTCATACAAGTCGGCCGCAAGCGACGCCACACCCAACCCGTATGCGCTGATCAACTCGGGCACAACCTCCAACAATCCTGCACGCACCGATTCGGGCGAGCCCTTCAACGACGATAGGAGTGTCGTCGAATCCAAAACGGCACGGTCAGCGACCCGTTCGGCGACGGCTTTCGACTCAACCGGAGTTGGCATTGGTGCCCGTCACAGCAGCCACAACAGCACGACCAGCGATACGACGCTCAGCCGCCTGCTTCTCCGACAACGCCTCCACGATCTGCTTCTCAGTCAAACCGATAAGCTCGAGGCCGATTCTCGTTTCAGCGAGCCACGGCACTGCCGCAACCTGCTTCGCCCCAGCATCAGCCTGCGCCGACTTCGACACGAACGCCGGTGGACGCCACTTCGTGTCGATCGACTTCCAATCACTGGGAATCTCGTTTAAACCGTTCTGGATAGCCAGCGCCCGCATTACCGTCTTCCTGATCGGAACCGACCAGTCGTCGGTAGCACCCTCGGCTTCTGCGATGAGATTCTCTCTTGCCTCGGAGTAGGAATCAGCCGCTGTCGGATTCGCCAGATCTGTGAGAGCAAAATCCGCATCCGACAGGTCCGTTTCCCGGGCAGCAAGCTTCGCGAGCGTGTTCAAGTTCGCCAAATGTGGTTCAGGTGACTGCGCGTTGAACTGCTTCACGTCAGCTCGAGGCTGTGCCGCTGTCGGGTCGTCGTCGTCGGGGATTCCAAACGCCCGCCCTAATGCGACTTTCCACGAAGGTTTCAGAGAACCATCCGCGTTCTTGAAAATGGATTCAGGCGCGCCGAGGATGATCAGTTGAGGAATCGAGTAGATGTCCATATGACCTTCGAGTCGTACCAGCGCCCGAAGTGCCGCATCCTGGAATCCCATCAGCGGACGGGTAATACGCGACCGTCCCATCCGTTTCGACGATCGCGGACGATACACGAGCGGATCGACAGGAACATGCCACGGATGCTCGGATCGGTCCGTGATCCTCCACACGCCAGCGTCTTGCTCAGCAGAGATTGTCTCCCCATCGAGGTAGAGGACGAATCCGGTGATCTCGTCGCGTTCACGGGACGTGACCGACAGGAGGTTGTCGAGAGATCTGCGACGCGCATTCCACTCCCCGGTCGCGTTCAACGCATCCTTCGCATGCACGAGAGCCCTCGGTTCCCCATCATCCCCTTGAGTGGTGATGAGATATGAGACACCGTGGATCAGAGAATCAGTGCGACCCGAAGCGAACTCGCTGTACAGGAAGTTCTCATCCGCAAGTTCTTGGAATCCCAACGAATCAAGATCACCACCAGCCCACGTCATCCCGTCGAGGTTGCAGCGACGTGCAAGCCCATCGACGCCTTTCGCAGCCCAGCCGAGCGCCATCGCGAGACGATAATACTGGGGTGGGATGACAGACGAAACCTGTCTGATCGCACGTTTCCCGTCGTAATAGTCAGACCGGAGCTTGTTCCGATTCGATCGGTCTTTGAGTTTCTTCGCCAGAAGATTCAAAGTCACCGTTTTGTCTTCCGACAGTCCGGGGACATGCAGAGTCTTATCGCTCACAGTCCGATCACCGTCCTCGTCGAAGTTCCTTCACGGCCACCCGGCCGAGTCACGTTATCCCGCTGCGCTCCCCAGAGGGCGAGCGTTTCCGCCACCACCGGAGTGATATCCGACGTGGCATCCTTCCGGTTCCACGCCCACCCTGGGGCTAGGCGACGTTTCCGCGCCACCGACAACGCCACATTCACTTGCGGTTGATCCGTGTGCCGCAGCGACTCGTCCATAACCGAGTCGAAAAACCGGGCGCACGCTGCCACCATGTCGCGTCCCTCGGACGCTGCACACGTCACGAGAATGTTCGTACCGAGCAGAAAATATCGACCGCGTTTCTCCTCAACAAGCCCAGACAGCTCGTCGAGCACGATCGCATGGAGACGGTTCCTCTCCGCACGGGCCTTCACCCACGGGACAACCCACTCGACACCCTTACGCTGCTCGTCAAGCTCCACATGCCACCGGCCATCCGGACGTTTGCCGGCGAACGAAACGGAAGCCGTCGACCGGTCCGGGGCAACATCCACTGCAAGGGTCAGCCGTTCCACTGCCATCGACGATGCGTCCGCAATTTTCGTCCACGAATCCTCGTCGATCACACGCGAAGAATCCAACGCGTCCCACACGCCGCGTCCTTCACGGTTCCACGAATCCTCGTCGGCGAGGTTCTCACGAAGACGCTCCATCGACTCCGCCGGCGTGCGCTTCGGATATGAAGGGTTCATGAGGGGCCATTGGGAACGATCATCCGGATCAGACTTCGGATCAGCACCGATCTCAAGCCACACGGCGTTCTTCGATTTGCCTTCTAGTGCTTTCGAGCGACGCAACTCGAACGACGCAGACTCATCACCAGGACGCGGTGGGGTTCCCATGTAGAACAGGAGCGCCCCATACGTAATTTGCGTCTGCATCGTCGCGGCGATCATATCCTCGAGTGCTTTCGTGTTCAGAATCTGAGCCTCGTCGAACACTTCAGCGTCGATCTTGTCGAAGCCTCGACCGAACCCTTGGGAACGTGCACCAAACAAAATGGCGGACCCGTTGCGGAACTCCACCGCCCCCTCGCCATGCGACGTTCGAACAGTTCGAACGTGCGGGGCGATCTTCTTCCGCCGCGCCATCCCCCGAGCCGTCGAGAGGGTCTTGTTCGTCGTAGCCAAATGGTGCGATGTCCACACGGCCTGAAACCCGGGGAACAAGACGCACAAGATGATGAGAACCGCTAAAACAAAATAGGTCTTTCCAACCTGGCGTGGAATCGACAACCCAATCCCGCCGACCGTCGCAGCAAACTTCCCACGATCGTCATAGCCGAGGCAAACACTTCCAAGCTGCTGCTGCCACCAGTCGAACCCCAACCCAAGATCAAGACCCTTCGCCTCAACTCGCGGCCAGATTGTCTTTCGAATCGTTGTCGGAAAAACGAACGACTTCGCGTACTCAGACAGCCGTGGCGTCGAAATCGCCGTCGAAGACTTCGACATGACCAGTGGCCTCCTGCGAATCTCTCGCGTCGATCGCCTCGATCTCTTTCACCGTCTCAGCCAAACGCTTCGTCAACGCAGCAAGATCACGAGCCGGAGTGTTCGGATTCTCAACCGCCACAGCAATCCGATCACGCATAGCCATCAACAACTCACGAGTAGTACCAGTCGCCGCAGCCTCCGTCACCGTCTTCGCATGCTTCGCATTCTCCCCAGGCTCAACAGCCCGAAGCTGAGCATTAGAA